AGCGTCGCCACAAGGACCGTCTGCCGCGATGCCACGGGCGACACCCAACACTCGCCGCCTCTGCCCCGCCCCGCGTTCATGTGCGGGCTGATGACGACCGCCGCCTTCGCGCGGGAGTGGACAAGCCACCTGCCGTTGAGTGCGCCCGACGAGAGCGACACGCGATAGCCGAGCGCCGTCAGATCGCGCAGGAGGCGCTTGACCATCCCCTCGCCCTTGTTGTGCTCCTGCTGGCCCCCACCGATGGCTCCGGGGTCATACACTCCGGGTGTGCGGTTGTTCTCTCCGTGGGGTATGTCGAGTCCGAATGTCCACATGTCGATCTCCCTAGTCTAGTGAAGCAAGCAGGGTCGTGACATCTGCGAGAGATGTCACGACCTCTGCTATCCCGTCTACTCTGCGTATCTGCTCCTGCCGCATCGCTTGGGGCTTCGTCAGCCCGTAAGACCCGTCAGGTCGCTTGACCTCTAGTGCCACGAACCGACCCTTGTAGCACACGAGCAGGTCGGACGTGCCCCGAGCCGTTGACGCCCCGCCTCCGACATTCACCACGTATGTGTCGTCGCGCCCCCTGAGATATTGCACGATGACACTTTGGATGGTGGATTCGAGGCGGGGCATCGGTGCCTAAGCCTTGGCCAGAAACAACTCGATGAGTTCCATCTTGGTCATCTTCTGAAGCACGGGGCGATTGGCGATGTTAGGCGGGAGATCGGCGTCACCGAAAGCGTAGAAGTCGTTGGTGTCGGTCGGCGGACCGCCCGCAATGCACGTGGCAAACAGCACGGCCTGACCCTGCACCGTACCGAAGCCACTGACTTCGTAGGTGTCGTGGTCGTGCTCGAAGAAATCCCCGATGGCGTAGTCTTTGACGGACGCCACGACTACTCCTCGTCCCAGTTCTCACCCTCGGCGGGGGCTTCCGCACCGAACGCTTCGCCGGGGCCGACTGTGGACTTGATGTTGGCGAAGGTCTTGGTGCCGTTGCCGTCCTTCGCGGGGACTTCCTTGTGGATGACCTCGACCTCGACGTAGGTATCCTCAAGGGCGTCGATGTTGAACGAATCGCCGTCCTCAAGGTTGATCCCGTAGCCGTTGAGGAGCAGGTAGTAGAACGCCGCGTACCCGCCCTCGCTGGTCAGGTCGTACTTCTGCGGGAACTTGTCCCACCCGAGTCCGTCCTCGTTGAGCATGGACATCGTGACCACGCTGACGTTCTCGCGCGGGATGCCCTTGACGTTGAAAACGTGGACGGTCTGGTTGCCCTCGGGGATCATCTTGAAACCGACCGGCTTGCCTCTACCCTGTACGTTAGCCATTTGACTTCTCCTTTGACAATGTGTACGATGCCGTTTCGACGGTGTACTTCTCAAGCAGACCGTCATTCTCCAAAGCCTCTTTGTCAATCCCTGTCCGGAGTGACCGCTTCACCTTCCATCCGTAACTGGATACCACTTCGTCGTTCTCTGCGAACAGTGGTATCATACCAGACTTCAGGGCATCTTTCAAGCCCTTCAGTTCCTTTTCCAGCGCCGCGAGTCCTGCTTTCGTGGTGATAGCCTCTATCTTGGCTTCCAGAATAGCGGCCTTCTTCGCTATCTCCTTCAGATCGCCACCCTCGTCCTTGTGGCTCACCTCGGCCTTGCGCATGATGGCCAGATACTCCTTGTCCTTCTTCTCATCGAAGGAGGGGGAGACGTTGGCGGCGACATGGTTCACGTACCAGTCCATCGCCTCGTCCACGCACTCGCCAATCGACTTGCCGTCGATCTTGGTGTCGCCGACCTTCAGTTCGTACATGAAGGTGTTGTCGTCGTTGCACTCGCACGCGCTCGGGTTGTCGTACTCATGCGGCTCCATGAACCGCACGGGGATGAACACGCGGTCCAGCCCGTCGAGCAGCCCGTAGAGCAACCCCTGAAGCATGTACTTCGCTGGCGGGCCATCCTGCCAGTCCTGCGGGCGAGAGGATGTCTTGGCCTCCACGTAGCCGACAGGGTTGCCCTTTCCGAGCGGACCATCGAGAATGATGGCGTCCCACATGCCACCCAGAATCTTCTCTCCGGGAAAGAAGTCGTAGCCCATGTGCTGCTTCGCGTCCTTGACCCCGTAGAACTCCTCGGGGGTGTAGACGTAGGGGCTGACGTTCTCCTTGCACCACGCGATGATCTTGGGTTCGAGCGCGTTACCGGCCTCGGTGTACTTGTTGCCGTCGAACGGCGGCTCCGCCACGCGGGTCATCTCGCACCACGCTTGGAACGGCGTGCCCCACGCATCGAGGCCGAGCACATTACCGAGCCTCGTGCCCGTCAGTTTCTTGGGGTCCTTCGTCGGTCCACCCACGACCCTGACGGTCTTGTGGGCATCGTCGGCGTACTCCCACGGCTTGAAGTTAGCCATTGACGGCCTCCTTCACGCGCACGGGGCGACCATCGGCCATGAACAACATGCGCCGAAGGGCGAGCATCCCCTGATGCTTGCGTGCGCGGGCGAGACGGCGCTTCTCAGTCCTGCCGGGAGTGGTCGTCTCGGTGCCGGGAACGAATCCCGGTACGTCGCCCTCACGGATGGCGTTCATGCTGGCGATGCGCTGTGTGACGGTCGGCATGGCTACTCAGCCGCCCCTGCGATGATCTCCTCGGCCTTGTTCAGACCAGCCACGGCATCCTGCTTGAGCATCGTGGACTTGCCGTTCGCGCCGACCTTCGGCTTGCCATCCTCGTAGTGCTCGGCCAGCATCTTCTTGCCGAACGTCGGCTTGACGGCCTGAGCCTCGATGATCTTGTCGTACAGGGCGGAGGCGAACATGTCGGTCGCGTACTTCGCATCCTCGGACTTCGCGTCCGCGATGCCCTGCTTGATTGCGGCCTTCTCTGCGGGCGGGGTGTAGCCGCCCTTTGCGGCGGAGTCGGTCGCGGCGTTGAACGCCTGATCGTCACCCTCGCGGCCCTTGTTGTCGAGCAGGAAGTTGTTGAGGATGAAGTTGCGGAGCAGGTTCGTCTGCGCGCCACCGTTGCAGTAGCCCGCCTGTACGTTGGAGCCGAAACCGGACGCCTCGTAGAACTCGACGGCCTCGCTGTATGCGTCGATGAGCGTCACGGTGCCGTCCGCCTGTGCCGCATAGGTCGGCGTCTTGCCCTCGGGTGAGATGACCCCAAGGAAGTCGCACTTCACTTCCATCTTGAAGATGATCCCGTGCGCCGAGCACAGCGCGGAGAGCCACGCCTTGTACTGCTGCGTGTCGGCGTACTCGTAGTTGATGTTGCTGACCACGCCATCGAACTTGACGCCCGTTGCGGCCTTCGCCATGTCGCTCTGAAGCGCCAGCAGACGCTCCTTGAACGGCTTGATGGCAGGCTCGGGCACCTGCACGCTGTCCTTCGCCTTCGGCTTACGGGTCGGCGTCGGCTTGATGTCCTCAGCCTCGTTGTGCGGTTCCGTCTCAGTTGCCATCTGCTCTTTCTCCTTCTTGTCTCGGGTGATGAACTCATGGGCCTTTTTCTGTGCCAGCGTAATGTACCACCCCTTGTCCAAAGTTGTCAAGCCCTTTTCGTGACTATTTTCGTTGTCCACGAAACAGTGGTCGGGGGTCAGCGGAATCCGTGAGCGACCGACCTCTTTGCCGTTCTCGATCTTCAACTTGAAGATGCCGCCCGTACCCTTGAACTTGGCCGCGTAGATGCGGTTGCATCGCTGTACATCGACCTCGATGGTGTCCTTGCAGTCCTGCGTCTCGACGTGAACGACCTTCTGGAACGTGCTCCCCGCTTTGGCGACGATCTGGAACCGCATCATGTCGTCGCACTCGTTCACCGTCTGCTCGATGGGTGTCCCGTCCAGCAGGTAGTCCGTCACGGCCTTGTCGATGATAGTGGCGCTGTTGGACTTGAAGTCCCCGCCCGCGAACTTGGCGACAACGCTGCCCTTCGCCTTGACCTTGCCATCGACGGTACGCATCACGTAGTTGTTGACGTTGGCCTGTACGATCTTGGCAACCTCGTCCGTCTCAACGACGAATCCCGTGCGCTTCTGCCATGTCAGAACTGCATCATGCACTCGGTCAATATCCATCCGATTGCATGAAACGACCCAACCATCCGTGTTGAGTTGGATAAGTTGGAGGTTTGATACAGTCCTGAACATCTGCTCGATGAGGTCGATGATGTAGAGTTGCCCGCTGAGACACACGCGGGTGCCCTGCATCGGGTCGAACAACTTGTTGTACGTGTCCTTGAACGTGCCGTAGGTGGTGTTCAGCACCAGTTTGGCGGCGTCCGCCGTGGCCTTGTCGCCATCGGCCTTCGCCTTCATGCGCAGGTCGTAGAAGTCGTGGTAGATGCTCGGGTCTGCGACCGCGCGGCTCATGTAGCCGTTGTTGATGATGAGCGACGGGTAGAACGACCCGATGTCTTGGATGAGGATGGCGCGATCCTCGCTCGCCGTCTCGACGTATGACGGCACGGCGGCGTGGATGCCGCCCAGAGCGAACGTCGTGGGACAGCCGTGGAACATGAACTCGACCTTCGGGGCGTCGTTGTCCATGCAGTTCTCGGTGTTCACCGCTCGGACGTATGCCAGCACCTCGGCGGGGATGGCCGTCTGGTCGATGTTATCCGGTACCTCGTAGACCTCGTGGGGATGCCCCGACATGCGCTGTGCCTCAAGCACCTCTGAGACGATTCTGGCGTTGGTGTGCTTCAGCATCGTCAGCGGGTTGATGCCTCGGAGTTCGCACAGGTCGGCTTTGGACTTCAGATAGTCGTATCTGAGGTCGTACAAGGCCGCTGTAGCCTCGATGTCGTGCAAACAGTACCGTTGCACCTCCGCGCGCTCATCTGCCGTCAGCGGGCGCTGTATGTCGAACGGGACGGAGGATTCAACGATGGACATGCCGATGTTGGCTTCGATCTCTTTCAGACCCTTGCGGGGAACGATGTCATGGAACAGGTCGATGATGGGCGGGAGGTCAACGAATGTGCCGTTGAACAGTCCCCAGACCATCGTCCGGTCGTCCTGTTCGATGATGGTGTCGTTGACTACCTTGATATCCTCGGGCGACCAGCCGAGCAACGCGGCCTTCAGGATGTACTGATCGTAGCCCTGCGTATTGTATCCGCATAGAACCGGGCGCATCAGGTTGACGAAATCCTGAACCCCCTCGGGGTCGTTCCAGAACGTGAACGTCTCGCCGTCACGCTGTCGCACGAAGGCGAACAGGTTGTCGTGGGCGTAGGTTTCTGTGTCAAAGAAGTACAGTTCTTGTGTCATCGGGCACACGCGGCGTCCGCATACTCCGCGTAGGTGGGGTCTATCTCGAATCCCAACGTCCGTCTGCCGCAGTCAAGCGCCGCGCGGCAGATGGTTCCGCTCCCGGCGAACGGGTCTATCACCACATCGTCCGGTTCGGTGGTCGTGAGGATGACCCGCCGAGCAACCTCGTAGGGGATGGGACAGGGGTGTGGATTGTCTGCCTTGCTCACATTCTTGACTTGGTTGATTTCCCACCAGTCGTACAACCGCGCCCGCTTGCCGTCAGCGATGCGTGCGGCGATGCGCTTGTCCGTTGGGTTCTTGTAGTCCTGCCCGACGCGGCG